ATTATTACCGGATTATGTTTCCGGAGGGCTTATAACAAAATTATTTAATGAGGAGGTTAAGTAATGTCTACAAGATGTTTAATAGGGTACCAAAAAGAAAACGGAGAAGTTGAATCTGTTTATTGTCACTTTGACGGTTATCTATCGGGTGTTGGTAAAATGCTCGTTGATAATTATGTTTCTGAAAATAAGATACAGGAATTAATAATGGGTGGAGACTTCAGCAGTCTAGAAAAAGATATTTCTGATATTAGATATTATGGCAATAAGCCTAGATTCTATAACAGCGAATACCAATTTGTTGATGATGCAGACCCCTTGTACCACGAATATTTATATAAGTTTGTTTCGCATGATGCTAACAATAAGGCTAAAGGTCGTTGGCAAGTATCACGGGGAAAATCAATAGAAGTTGAAGGCGGATATAAAAAACTCGCTTATTACTATACTGAGTTTACTACTCTTGTGAGTGAAGGGAGTTAATCATGGCAGAGTTTGAACATTTATTTGATGATATGGAACTCTTTTTTGAAGAGTTGGAAGCTTTAAGAGTTTCCGGAATTATGAATATGTACGGTGCTCCCAAATGGCTTGAGGAAAATTATGATCTCAGCCGGAAGGAAGCTGTCTATGTATTTAAGGCATGGGTTGAATTTAAAGAGGAGGAACAAAAAAAACTACTGATGTGCTAGTGAGATTCTAGCGAAACAGATTAAATAGATTCATAGTCTAGCCCGAAAGGGTTCTGTCTAGTTGTTGGACGTTTGTATATTGAACGTTCAATATTTGTTTCAATATAGGAGAGCAATTATGCAAACATATATCAAACCTTCAGAACTAAAAGGTAAACTAGAAACGTTGATATCTTTACAGAAACCAACGTTCATTTGGGGGGCTTCCGGAATCGGTAAGTCAGAGATTATAGCGAAGGTAGCGGAGAAGCTAGACTACAATTTAGTTGATGTCAGAGTTTCTTTGTTAGACCCTGTAGACCTGAGAGGTGTACCTAGTGTTGAGAACGGTGTCACTAAATGGAATCCTCCGGTGTTCTTGCCACAGGAAAACGACAAGCAATCAATCTTGTTCTTGGACGAATTACCACATGGTAGTCCTAGTGTTCAGAATGCTTTGTTTCAGTTGATCAGAGACAGGCAGATTGGCGAGTACAAGTTACCTGATTCAACAATCATTCTTGCCGCCGGTAACAGAGTATCGGACAGAGTAGGTGCTAACAAAATCAACGGTGCACTTGCTAACAGGTTCGTACACTTACACCTAGAAGCTGATGTTGATGATTTTTGTCACTACGCATTATCGGA